CAGGTGCTCTTACAGGATCAAGAATTTTAACATTTCCTCTTCTTACAGAAAATTTTTATTTTATTAAAAATAGCACTACTAATGCAGAAACATTACAACTTAAAGCCGTATCAGGTTCAGGGGCAACAGTTACTTTTGCAACTGATAATAAAGGATGGAAACTTATATATGTAGATGGTGTAGCAACTAATACAGGTGTTTATGAAGCAGCCATAGGTGAGGCAAATGAAGTAACTCTTACAGGAACACAAACTTTAACAAACAAAACTTTAACTTCACCTAAAATAGGAACTTCTATTTTAGATACTAACGGAAATGAATTAGCTTTACTTACAGCTACAGGTTCAGCAGTAAATGAATTTACAATAGCTAATGCTTCAACAGGAAATGGTCCAACTCTTTCAGCAACAGGTGAAACTAACGTTGGTATAAATATTAAACCAAAAGGAACAGGTGAAACAGTTTTTGGTACTGGAGCAGCAGCCGCAACACTTACTACAAGTGGTGCACACGATCTAGTTTTAGATACAAATTCAGGCACTAATTCAGGTACTATTACAATTACAGACGGTGCCGCAGGCGCTATTAACATTGCACCTAATGGTGCAGGTGTAGCACAGGTTGGTGGAGCAGCTATTAAAGTTGCAGGACTTGAGACTATGTGGGTTCCAGCAGCAGCAATGTATGGAGCTACAACTAATCCAGCAGACGCACAGCAAGTTGAAACAACAGCAATAAGACCTGATATGAAAGTATTAGATTTTGATGCAGGTACAAAAGAGTATGCACAATTTTCAGTTGCTTTTCCAAAATCTTGGAATGAAGGCACAATTACTTACCAATGTTATTGGACTCCAAGTAATACAAATACAGGTAACTGTTTATTTCAATTACAAGGTGTAGCAGTTGGAGATGGTGATACTATTGATGTTGCTTACGGAACAGCAGTCACAGTCACAGACGCTGGTATAGGAACAGTAGAAGATCAACAAATTTCTCCAGTGAGTAGTGCAGTTACAATTGCAGGTTCTCCAGCAGCTGGTGAACAAACTTACTTTCAATTATTAAGATTGGCAGATGACGGTTCAGATACTTTTACTGGGGATGCTAGAGTTCTTGGTATTAGATTATTCTTTACTACTGATGCAGCTAATGACGCATAAGGAATTAGAATATGAAGGATATAAAAAATAATCTTACTACAACAGGTAAAAACACAAAAAATATACAATTAAGAAAAGGTAAATCTTTTGGTTATCAAGTTTTAGGATTTGGTGCTGGTGGTGGTTCAGGAGATACTTGGATTTCAGGTATGACTGCTACAGGTGGAAACGCAGTATACACAATAGGTGATTATAAAGTTCACAAATTTACAGGTCCAGGTACCTTTGCTGTTTCAGCTTTAGGTTGTGGGTCTGGTGGTGGAACAGGTGGAAACATAGTAGATTATATTATATCTGGTGGCGGTGGTTCAGGTTCTAGAACTGGCGGCGGTGGCGGTGGTGGCGGAATGAGATTTTCTCAATTTTTTACTTGTGCTCCATGTAGAGCTGTTGCAGCAGGCGGTACTGTAAGTGCAACAAGTTATCCAATAGTTATTGGTGCTGGTGGTGGTTCAGTAAACTCAGACGGATCTATAGGTAATCCCGGTAATCCTTCTTCATTTCTTTCTTTAACAAGTACTGCTGGTGGTGCTGCTTCAAATTTTGCATATAGTAACCCTGCTGGACCCGGTGGATCTGGTGGTGGTACAGCACACGGTGGTGGATGTGCGGGGTTAGGTAATACTCCTTCTGTTACTCCTTCTCAAGGATTTCCAGGTGGTAAATCAACTGCTGCTTATAATGGTGGTGGTGGTGGCGGTGCTGCCGAAGCTGGAGGTAATCAAGCAGATCCAGCTCAAGGAGTTGGTGGTAATGGTTTATTTTGGCCTACAGATGCTTTATGTGGTGCTTCTGCTGGAGAAGCTGGTCCTGCTGGTTTTTATTTTTCAGGTGGTGGTGCTGGTGTTAAATCTCCTCCTGGAGTAAGAGAAGGTGGTTTAGGTGGCGGCGGAAATGGTGGATGTCAACCCGATACAAGTGGAACAGCTAATACTGGTGGTGGTGGTGGCGGTAGATTAAACTGCGGTACTAATGCTAATGGTGGTTCAGGAATAGTTTTAATAAGGTATAGGGTAGCATAATAACATGGCTCATTTTGCAAAAATTTCAGAAACAAATGAAGTACTAACAGTTTTAACTTTAGATAATGATGATATGACAAACTCTGAAGGAGTTGAATCAGAATCAATAGGACAAGCTTTTTTAGAACAACACAATAATTGGCCTGCAAATTTATGGATTCAAACTTCGTATAATACAATAGATAATACTCACGTCAAAGGTGGTACACCTTTTAGAGGAAATTATGCATCAATTGGTTATGAATGGGATCAAACAAATAATATTTTTTGGCCTCACAAACCACATGAATCTTGGGTAAAAAATATACCAACTGCTTCTTGGAAATCACCTATTGGAGATGCACCAGAATTAACAGCAGAACAAACGGCAGATGTATCTAATAGATATAATTATCTTTGGAATGAAACAAATCAATCTTGGGATTTAGATATTAATCCTGTATCTTCTTAATACTTGACAATATAAAAAAAAAATAATACCTTACATTTAGGTATGCAGAAGAAAGTATTAACGGAACAGTCTATATATTATGGCGATGTGTCAATGCCAAAAAACTGGGAGATAGATCCTACTGATCTAGCCCATAATATTTTACATTGGAATTTAACTGACGAAGAATTTTACTTTTCAAGAACTTTTGATAAATTAAATTGTTATATAAAAGAACATATAAATTTAAAATATAAATTAAATTTAATTAATAAAGAAACATGGGGAGATATATATGCACCTCAAAAATCAAGTGCTCCACTCTTAAACGTAGATCCTGTAGATTTTAGAAACTCACCAGATTATGTTTTACTTTACGGAGTTAAAACTAGTGACTGTAATGTTCGTATTTATTATGACGATAATAGACGTAAAGGAAGAAGTTGGGATATGGAACTTAAACAGAATATGTTTATTATGTTTCCTTCTACAAATATGTACTACATAACAAACAAACAAAAAGATAATTTAAATTTTATTCAAACAATTACTTATGAATCTATATAATTATTATTGGTATTTTAAATCAGCACTTACACCTAGATTTTGTGATGATGTTATTAAACATGGATTAGCTAAAACAGAACAAGTAGCTCTAACGGGAGGTTATGTTAATAAAAAATTAAACAGAGATGATATAATAAATTTAAAGAAAAAAAGAAATTCAGATATTACTTGGTTAGATGATAATTGGATTTATAAAGAAATACACCCTTACATACAAAAAGCAAACAAATCAGCTGGTTGGAATTATAATTGGGATAGAAGTGAACCGTGTCAGTTTACAAAATATAAACTTAATCAATACTATGATTGGCATTGTGATTCTTGGCACAAACCTTATGAAGAAGAAGGACCAACCAAAGGTAAGATTAGAAAATTATCTGTTACTTGTCAATTAACAGACGGCTCCGAATATAAAGGAGGAGAATTAGAATTTGATTATAGAAACTACGATCCGCATATGAGAGATGAAAATAATCATTTAATAAAAGCAAAGGAAATATTACCTAAAGGTTCTATTATTGTATTTCCTTCTTTTCTTTGGCATAGAGTTAAACCAGTAACAAAAGGAACAAGATATTCTTTAGTTCTTTGGAACTTAGGGTATCCATTTAAATAATATGAATATATACGAATATTTTAAAACACCTATTTGGTCAGAACAAAAACCTGACTTTTTAAAATCTTTAAATAAAGCTACAAATAAATATATTAAAGAAGCTAAAACTAAAGATAAAAAAATAATAAAAGATACAAAAGATTTTGGTACTTCACACCATTCAACACCATTAACTTTAGATAATGATTTTATAGATTTTAGAAATTATGTTGGAGAAAAATCTTATCAATTTTTAGATAGTCATGGGTATGACATGAAAGAATATCAAACTATGTTTAGTGAAATGTGGGTGCAAGAATTTAGTAAAAATGGTGGTGGTCAGCATTCAGCACACGTGCATTGGAATCAACATGTATCAGGATTTTATTTTTTAAAGTGTAGTGATAAAACATCTTTTCCTGTTTTTCATGAACCACGAACCGGAGCTAGAGCTACTAAATTAAAAATGAAACAAGAAATAAAAGGAATTGAAAATGGTACAGAACTTATACATTTTAAACCTCAACCAGGAACACTAATTATTTTTCCAGGTTATCTCGAGCATGAATTTGTTGTAGATCATGGTATAGAGCCTTTTAGATTTATACATTGGAATATTCAAGCTGTGCCAAAAGAAATGGCTAAAGATGTTACCTAAATTATTTAATTTTAAAAGTCTCCCTAAAAACAATTTTTTTGCCCCTGAGTGGAATTACTACATAGCAGAAAAAAATATTGACATTGACTGTAAAGCTTTAAGTATTTTTTTAAAAAGTAAGAAAAAAGAAATTTTAAAATTAAAACCAAAAACAGACGGTTACACGGGACTTGGAAAAAACTCTATTACAGCTAGACATCATGTATTTAATATTTTTACTTTTAAACATAAAGAATTAGATAAACTTAAAAAAGAAATTATAAAATTTAATAAACAATTAACTAAACATTTTTCCTTAGATTATAATAAACTATATATTAAAGGCTGGTATAATATTTTAAAAAAAGGACAAAGTATTAAAGCTCATTCACACAATTTAACACCTGATTCATACTTAGGTGGTCATTTTTGTTTACAATGTAAAGACACATCTACTTACTACATAAACCCTATAAATCAACTTAATGACCCTGAAGTATATAAGAGTAAAAATATAAATGGTAAATTAACTTTGTTTCAAAACTGTATTCCCCACTACACAGATACTTGTAGTAACGAAAGAATTACAATAGCTTTTGATTTAGATTTAATTAATAATAACACTAATCAAATTAAATTATAATATGTCTTTTAAAAAAAATAAATATGTAGTTATAAAACAAGCAATTAATAAAGACTTAGCTTTATTTTTATACAATTATTTTCATATGAAAAAACAAGTGTTAGATACTTGTCTTAGTTCAAGATACATATCTCCCTTTGAAACGTTATTGGGTAGATATGAAGGAGCTGATAGTCAGATCCCACACACCTATTCAAACTATTCTGATATAGCTATGGAAACTTTAATGTTGAAATGCCAACCTATTATGGAAAAGACTACAGGATTAAAACTATACCCTGCTTATACTTATGCGAGGATTTATAAAAAAGGTGATATTCTTAAAAGACATAAAGATAGATTTAGTTGTGAGATTTCCACGACTATGAATTTAGGTGGTAATGACTGGCCAATTTATTTAGAACCATCTGGAAAAACAAATAAAAAAGGAATTAAAATAAATTTAAAACCAGGAGATATGTTAGTTTATTCTGGTTGTGAACTAGAACATTGGCGAAATAAATTTAAAGGCAAAGACTGTGTCCAAGTATTTCTTCATTATAATAATAGAAAAACTCCCGGGTCTAAGGATAATAGGTTTGACAAACGTTTACATTTAGGTCTTCCATCTTGGTTTAAACGATGATATACCTCCCTATAATGGAGGCAGTACCACCACATACCCACTGCCTCCTTTATAAGGATTATATATGTTACAAAAATTAGGTTTTTTACCAGGTTTTAATAAACAAGTTACATCTACAGGAGCTGAATCACAGTGGACCGGTGGAACTAATGTACGTTTTAGATACGGTACTCCAGAAAAAATAGGTGGCTGGAATCAATTAGGGGATAGTAAACTTACAGGTGCAGCTAGAGGATTACACCACATGGTTAATAAACAAGGTATTAAATATGCTGTTATTGGAACCAATAGAATTTTATACGCATACTCAGGCGAAGTTTTTTACGACATACATCCTTTAGTTAATCCAACAGGTACAGCTATTACTAGTGCATTTAGCACGACTAATGGTCAACCTACCGTAACACTTACATTTGGTGGTCCACATACTTTTGAAGCTGGAGACATTATTTTATTTGGTGAAACATCTACATTTAGTGCAATCACTAACTCTAATTTCACTGCCACAGATTTTGCTGATAAAAAATTTATGGTAACTTCTGTTGTAAGTTCAACAGAAATTACTATTACAATGCCTAGCAATGAAACCGGATCTGGTGCAACAACATCAGGCGGTATAACTTTTTTTCAATACTATCATGTTGGTCCAGCTGAACAGGTTGGTGTTTTTGGTTATGGTATATC